TGAAATCGATCCCCTGACCTACGCGGAGCTCTATCAGAGCATCTATCCTGATTGGAAGGGTAAGCAGGATTTGCTTAACCAGATTGGGAAAGGCCAGGAGATCAAACCTAAGCCGACTCCCAAGCCAGTTCCGGCTGTCACAGCGACTGATAGCAACATACTTGACGACAGTATCGTTCTGGAAGATGAGCCAAGCGCTCCCAGCGATCCTGAGGAGGAGTACATCGACTTTACTCCTCAAGAGCGGGTACCAGTCAAATGCGATAACGAAGCCAAGCTGCTGGGCTACTTCTGTACCACAGTGCTGGAGCGGCTCCAGCATAGCGAGTCCAAAGGCCGGGAGTGGAAACTGCTCACTAAGGAATACAATAACGGTAGCCTGGCTCCAGAACTCTATGCTTTGAAAGGAAAGCGCACCGAACGGGCCTTACGCCTCTGGCTGGGACGCTATGAACAGAGCAAGCAGGATATGTATGCTCTCCTGCATGGCAACCGCTATCAGAAACGGCAACGCAAGATCACCGAACTGGAAGGCAAGGTGCTGTTGGCGATCCTGCTGCATCCCAACCGGATCAGTATCGGCAGCGCTCTCAAGTTCCTGAAAGCCAAAGCCGAGTCCGGACTGATCGACTCACCCAGTTCGGTACCAACGCTTAGACGCTGGGTCGAAGAGTGGCGGGATGACAATCTGGCAATGTGGGAGCAGGCAAGGCAGGGCAGCAAGTTCGTAGCTGAGCACATCATCAAGACCATCCACCGGGATAGCAGACTATTGAGCGTGGGCGAAGTCTGGGTAGCCGATGGGCACACTCTGGCCTTCGATATCCTCAATCCCAAGACCGGGAAAGCGCAACGCATGACCATGATAATGGTCTTCGACTGGGCATCCCGATACCCGGTGGGTGCCACGCTTGCCTTCACCGAGGACAGTCAGCACATCCAGGCTGCCTTCCGCAATGGCTTCCTCAACTGGGGAGCTCTGCCTCAGTATGTCTATCTCGATAACGGCAAAGCCTTCAAGAGCAAGCTGTTCCACGAACAGTGGGAAGGGCATGACCTGGCCAAGGAATTGGGCGGTATCTTTCCCAAGTTGGGAATCAGAGCTCAGTTCGCCGAAAGCTACAATGCCAAAGCCAAGATCATCGAGCGGTTCTTCCGGACCTTCCAGGAGCAGTTTGAACGCTTCATCAGCAGCTTCCGGGGAGCCAATATAGCCGATAAACCTGCCACTCTGATGCGTAACGAGAAGTGGATCAAGAAGCTCTATACCTGCGAGCCGCCCACCACTGAAGAAGCGATGCAGATGATCGGCTACTATATCAGATATGTATATGGCATCACCCCTCACCGGGGATTGGATAACCGCAAACCCTGGGAGGTGTTCAACTCGGCTCCCAAACCTCAGGACAGGCTGGTCAATCCCTCTCAGCTCAACTTTATGATGTTGAGCGTGGAGCGTAAAGCCATCCGCAACGAGGGCATCGTGCTGAACAAGTTGAAGTACTGGCATCCCGCTCTGGTCTTTCACATGGGTAAACCGGTAATAATCAGATACGATCTGGCTGATGCGAGATGGGTGCTGGTCTATGACGAGGCGGATATCTTCATCTGCCAGGCTTCCCTGCGCCAGGCCCAGCATCCGTTCATCCAGGCCGATCTGCAGAACAGCAAATCGCATAAGGAATACCGCCAGGAATATACCCAGATCAAGAAGCTGCAGCGGCTGACCGAACAGCGGACCCAGAGCTTCGTGCGCAGCAATCAGGAATCGGTGGATAAGCTGCTCAAGAGCTATATGAACGAGATTCCAGCTGATAACAATCCTACCTTCCTGCAAGCACCTATGATCGAAGCTCCCGCCCCGGGCCCGGAAGAGGAGATCGCCAGGCTGGAACAGATAGTAATTGAACAAGAACAGGCAATAACCGCCATCCAACCTGAACAGACCAACAACGATCAAAATCAAGCTGTTGCCGAAGGATCAAGCGAGTTCGATCCCTTCGACGATGAGGAGTTCAAGAAAATGCTCAAGACGATCGGAATCAAATAAGGAGGAATAGATGAAGCAAGGTAAACTTGTCCCGATCCACAATGTCCAGAAAGCCGATGAGTGCATCGACTTCCTGCTTAAGCGTCCCCGCCTGGAGATGGTGGGACTGGGTATGCTGTATGGCAGGCCCGGCCTCGGCAAGACCACCTATGCCAGCCGTGCTGCCTATGCCCGTGGCTACGTGTATATCAGACTGGAAGCCACGACCACTCCCAAAACCTTCGCCAAGGAACTGCTCCAGAATCTATACAGAAGCCTGGGTATGGGTGATTATCTCCCCGTGGGTACTACCAACAACATCTACAAGCAATGTATCCAACTGCTCCTCGATAATGAGGATACCGTCATCATCATTGATGAGATCGACTACGCCTTCCGCTATCCTCAGTTACTCGGATCGGTCAGAGATCTGGTGGATGAGACTTTCGCAGTGGTGATCCTGGTGGGCATGCAGAACGCCATGGATAGGCTTAACCAGATCAATGCTTACTACTTTGACCGCTGTAACTACTTCTACGAGTTCGAAGCGGTAAGCAAGGATGATATTAGAATGTTGGGCACCGAACTGATGAATATTCCCTGCCCGGAGTCCCTGGTCAATTACATCCACTTCAACGCAGCCGGGAACCTTAGGAAAGCCATCAAGATCATGCACATGCTTGAAGTCCGCGGTAAAATCAATCCCATCCAAGCCATGAACCATATTTAGGTGGCATTATGAACGAGCAAAGCATTATAATCGACCGCTTCGTAGACCGCTTCGTCAGCTACTTCAACTTAGATCTGACCTGTGAGTGCACCGGAGTAGACCGGGATGTGGTTCAGGAGCGCCTTAACCAACTCCTTACAGGCAATGTGATCCGCAAGGTATCCAAATACGAGGATATCTATGTAACCAACCGGGGCCGCTATAATATCAATGTAGCAACCATTTACTGCGGCAACTGGGCATTCGACCTTAAAGCCTGCCAGGATATCTGCTTCCTGCTTGATAAGAGCCAAATAAAGAGCATCCGACAGCTGGCTTCCAAGATGCAGCGCAGCCGTCAGTGGGCTTATCTCTACCTGGAGGCACTGATCTCAGTCGATGCGGTGGGTATATGTAAGTCAGGTTATTATACCAAGGACATAAGCATGATCTGCAAAGTCGGCTCGGTGATCAAGAAAGGCATCATTAGCGAGAAGCGGGCCGAGTGCGGCATCCAACCTCAGAGACGCCGTAAGAAAACTACTAAAACTACTAACCACAAGTAAAGAGCGAGGGCATTCTATGACTCAGGAACAACGAGAACGAAAACTACGCCAAGAGATACATGGCCTCCGGGTCAAGAAGTTCCACTGGACCCTAAATGACTTCAAGTTCATCATCAAGGGCTTGGGCTATGGCGAATCACTTAGGGCTTTGCCGGAGGATCGCTTAACTGAATTGAAAGCACTTCTGCTCAAGTACCGTAAGCATGGCAGACCCCAAATCTTTAGCTTCGACCGTCAGGGCAAGTATATGTTCTATCTCATGAAGACTGCGGGCTGGACCGAGTCCCAGCTACGGGCATTTACCATCCAACACTATTCCAAAAGCCACTGGAACCTACTCAACAAGAAGGAACGCAGAGCGGTGATCGCAATGCTGCAGAACTACATCAAACAGAATGAAAAGAAAGCCAAAAATACAACCAAGAAGGAGACATCTAATGGACACACCCAAAACCCCCAAGGCTAAGAAGCCCATTCCCACCAGAGTTGACGCTAACGGACAGAGCATTCCGGTCTCGATCATCAGGCCGGAGATACTCAAGCAGGACTCTATCGTAACCAAGACCATCAACCGGGCGATCAAGCTGCATGACCGCATAGTAGCAGACAAGAACCAGTTCTTTGAAGATGTGGAACTCTATCTCCAGCAGGTAGCCGAGAAGAACGGACTCGATTGGAAGGGCAATGCCGTCCTCAACAGTTTTGACGGCAAATATAGAGTTGAAATCAGATTCAAGGAACGCATCCAGTTCGGCATCGAACTCCAACTTGCCAAGCAGAAGATCGATGAGTGCATCAAAGCCTGGTCAGCCGACTCTAACGTTAACCTCCGAGCCATCATCAGCGAGGCATTTCAGGTCGATAAGAAAGGCGAAATCGCCAAATATCGTATCCTGCGTCTGCGCCGCTACAACATCAAAGATCAAACCTGGAAGGAAGCTATGGAGCTGATCGACCAGGCCATCCAGGTAGTTGCTACCAAGCAGTACATCAACTTCTATGAACGTGACGAGTCAGGCCAGTTCCGCCAGATCGTCCTTAACTTCCCTTCTCTGTAAGAAACAGTGGCAAGGTAATGCATCTCAATTTGATAAAAATACAGGAGAATGAATAATGGCATATATGAATACCAAAACTACGGAGGTTTTAGAGACAATGAGCATCTTCAATGATGAACGCAACTACCGCACGGATGAGATAGCCGATATCCTCCGGGTTGACCGCTCCAGCGTATATCGCTGGATACGGGATATAGAGAACCCTCTGCCTGCTTTCCGTACTAAAGAGAATGGTCAACTGCGCTGCAAGGGCAAAGACCTTAACGCCTACTTAGATAAATACAAGGTTCGCCCTGAGTATGAGTAACAGCCGTGAGTTCCGCATCAAGCGGGACAACTGCAAAGAAGCCTATCTGAACGGCAAGACCGATCCCACTGAGCTGGCGGTGATCTTCGGAGTCTCCGATATCACCGTCCGCAAGTGGGTCAAGAACGGCAAGTGGGACGAGCTCTTCAAAGAAGAGAACCAACTCGACCACGAGATCGCCATCGCCCGCAAGAAGGCACTCATTCAAGCACTCCGGGAATATGCCAAGAATCCTGCCGACACAGCCATCCAAAGCCTGGTGAGCATGATGAAGCAGGATCAGAAGGATCGGCAGCCCTCCAAAGAACTGAACGACTACATCGTCAAGTTCCTGGATCAGGTTACCGACTTCATGATCGAGAAAGGACATGAGACCTTGCTTAAACAGTTCCAAAGCATTCTGCACGATTTGGCAGATTACCTGAGAGTGAGAAATGGTTAGCCTTCCTGCATCCTATATAAGGCCTCCCCAGCCTAAGCCTACAGATCAACCTCCCTACCCTGCATACCCTCCAAGCCAACAGCCCGACAAGGTCAGTCCTCCGACCTCCGGGTCCCCGACGCCCGTCCCCCTGGGCGTCGGGGGGTTACCCGGTTATGCCTAAGAAGTTCCTCCAGCGGCATAACAAGGCATTGGCGGAGATCGCATCCAAAACGATCTCCGTCTTGCCTTTTATAGACGATAATCCCGAAGCCAAGGATGAGAGGATAAGACGTACCACAGCAGAGGGATGGGATGCCTTCTCGTTCTTCTGTCATACCTATTTCCCGCATATCTTCTCCCTACCTTTTTGCCCAGCGCATGAGACCATGTTCGATGAGACTGATAAGGGCTCAGGCATCATCGCCATTACCGGTTTTCGTGGGCTGGGCAAAACGGTTCTCATGGGAGTGGTCTATCCCATCTGGATGATCATCAAAGGTGAACGCTACGTAATCCATACCGCCGCAGACATAGATCTGGCTCAGGAAAGGACAGCGTTTACACTTCATGAACTGCAGAACAACAAGCGGCTCACCATCGACTATCCGGAGCTGCAGCCCATGGACAGCTTCGATCTGGACTTCTATCTCAAGAACAAAGCCAGGATCAGAGCACGTTCTATCAAGCAGTCTCATCGTGGCACCATCAATCCCAAGACTGCTAAACGTCCCGGTTTGATCGTCTGTGACGATATCGATAAAGAAGAGAACATGGGCAACCAGTCGATCGGTAAGAGACGTATGGAGAAGATCACCCAGGAGCTTGCCGGAGCTCTGGCACCCGAGGGAAATGGCAAGATCATCTGGCTCGGTAACCTGGTACATCCCAATTACTCCATCTGCCAGTTTCAGGAGCTCATATTAGGCGATTTACGGGCAGATAATCCAGAATTAGATGTTACCTACCAGATTGCATTAAAGACCCACCAAAAAGCGATATTGCGCTTCTCCCTCGAAGATATGCAGGGCAAGTCCATATGGGAAGAGCAATACCCTACTGCCACTCTGCCAAACCTGAGATCGAAGTTCGGCCATACCGGTTATCAGAGGGAGATGCTTGGACAGCCGGTAATCGAAGGTAACATATTCAAGAACCACTGGTTCACGAAGTATAGAACACTTCCCGAACCAACCCAAATGAAGCGGGTCTGGCTCTATGCCGATCCTGCTTGGGGAGAGAAGGGTTGCTTCAAAGCGATCATCTCCATAGGCTATGATGGTAATCGCTTCTACGTTATCCATGTCTGGATACGTCAGACTGAGAATACCAAGTTCTTCAGATACTACTATGATGCCTATCAGGAGTTGGATCGTATCTACAGAGCAAAAGCCAGAGCTGCCTGTGAAACTACCTATGGTCAGGCACGTATCCTGGCTGACTTCGACAGGTGGGCTACCGATAATCATCTGCCTCCGATATCTCACAGAATCAAGCGCATCGATAACAAGGATAACAAGAACCTCCGTATAGAAAGAACTGAGACCATTATCGAGACTGCCAAGGTGCTCTTTCCGGAGGGACAGGACACACCAACTCTCATCAGCCAGTTCCTCACCTATCCTGATGGCTACATCGATGGCTGTGATGCACTGGCTGGCTGTCTGGAACGCTTCTCCGAATATGATATCGGCAGGAATAGAGTAAAAGTCAGGAGGTTCAGCTTATAATGAACTACTATGATAAGCTCATGTTGGAGTACTATCGGGTCCTCAATAATGCATGGAAGACCGAGATTAAGGATGCTGCCAGGCTTGTTATCCAGATGCTGAGTGATATGCCGAGGGCCGAGAAGATCAAGAAGGATACCATAGATAAGCTTCTGGGCATCATCAATACCCAATTGGGAGATGACTTCGCAGCTATGGTCAATGAGCCCACCAAAGCGATAATAGACCGCTGTGTGCGGCTCGGACTTAAGGACACACAAGTGCAAGCCCCTACGAAGACCAGCATCGGGCTCTGGGGAATTGAAGATCAGCATCTATCATCTACAATACAGAAGCAGCAGTTGTTCTGGATTGGTAATCACTTCGAAGCTGATGTCAGGCAGAACTTCGCAGACACCCTCTCCAAAGCCATTGAGCAGGGTTGTACCAAAGAGATGCTTGCAGATACCCTAAAAGACCAGTTCAATGACCTCGCCAACCGCTCATCCCATTACTGGCAGGGATTGGCAGAGCATACTGCTCTCCGGATACGAGAGTTCGGAAGGCTGCAGGGCTACAAAAAAGCCAAAGCCAGATACTATAAGCTCGTGGTGATCCTGGATGACCGCACCAGTGATATCTGCCGGGCATTGGCTGCTCAAGACAAAGTCTATCCCCTGAACGATGCCTTGGAAGTGATGGATAATCTCATGGCTCTGGATACCAAATCCAGCAGCCTGGATGATGCCAGAGGCTACATCAAAGCACTCGCACCCTGGATCAAAGACGATCAGATCGAATACGACTCAGAGATGAACCCGATGGGAGTATCCGGAGCGCATACACCATTTCCGCCTTTTCATTGGAAGTGTAGGACGACAACGGTTATTGTTTAGGAACTGACATTCTCTAATCCCATCATCATATTATAATGAGCTATGTGCCCTGTTTTTTCGAATATGCTTCTAAACACGCTCTTGTATCTATCTATGTTGTCTTCACTGATACTGTGATTTGCATCCTCAAATATACTGTGAGAATCTACGTTAACCCAAGTTATGAGGGATTCATATATCAATTTGTCATATCCATCAAATCTATCTGGAAGCTTATGAATCTCTTCACCACCTAACAGAGTGAAATAGCTTTCAAGAATTCTCCTCATAGTGTTAGGCAGTATATGATAGTTATCTTCATTATGCTTGTACTCGTCCCACATCAACTGGTAAGTGCACTTGACTGGACTAACCTTATGGGGAACTACTCGTGACCCAGTGTCTCCCTTTCTTACTAGCCAATACAATATCTCTTTATCCGTTTTATCTTTCTTACCTGGCAAGTATGTAAGATGCCTGAAAAAGTAAGCGTTGTGTGTTAAAACGATAACCTGCTTAGTTTTACTCTTTCCACCTTTTGCTTCTCTGATGATTTTCCTTATCAAACAGCTTACTGCAAACAACACGTCATTATCAAGACTGGACACAGGATCATCAAAAACGATCACTCTATCATCAATAGTATCTGCAGCATTTTGAGTTCCTTTTATCAGGAAGTAGAAGTAAAGAAATGTAACAAACGATATCTCACCTTCACTTAGAGATGACTGGGCATCAGGATTATCAGGTCGTATAATCCTGTACTTGTCATTATCAGCGGCTTTATCAAGCTTAAAACCATTAAAACCAAAGCTTTCCAGAATGCTATTGATATCATCTATTGTTTTCTGAGTAGTCGTAATTTTGGCTCGCAAGGTTCTGAGTTTCTGGTTAATGTTATCCAAATTCTCCTTGGCTTCAGTAATGCGGTTTGAAATGTTTTCAATAGCTTTGTCTAAGCCAGATTTCTGTCTCTTATATAACTTTACAGTGGTATCTAAGGCATCGTCTACGATGAACTTCCAAACCTGATTTTTCAAGTCGGATCGTTCGCTCTTTATATTGGCTACTGTTTTGTTATGACTCTTAATTGTCTTGTTTGCTTGAGTTATAAGGTTATTCATGTCATCAATGACTACATCAATGGGATCTAAATTCTCTTTCGTGCTGGGCTCTTTGATTTTCTTGTTTATTCTTAGAATGTTATTTGATACTGATGTTTCCAGTTTCTGAATGAGCAACCTCAAGTTATTAGCATCAATCCACTTCTCATTGTTATCTATAATGCCTATTGCTGTTTGCACAATCTCCTTGGTTTTAGTCTCATATTGATCGAGAAACGACTTAATACTCTCAATGCTTTGTGAGTAACTATCATCAAAGTAATCCTGTAGACTCTTAGCGAGGTTTTCAGAAGTTTTTTGCTGGCAGAACGGACAGATTCTATCATTTGCATTGTAATAGTTTTGATATCCTTTTCTAACCCAGTCGCTAGCCTGAAGTTTGTCAATAAGAGCAGCTATATCTACATCTTTTCGTCCGACAACAGGATGGGACAGCTTTGATTGGGTTTGGAGAAGCTTGATTTCTGTGGTATCAATGGATTCGATCGCTTGCTCTTCAATCGGTTCATCAATATATAAGCTTTGATATATGTCTTTCAATTCAGAACACGCTCTCAAGACAGCATTATTTGTGAAATTGGCTTTTACCTGATTAGCAAAACTTACCTTTTTGTCTCTAAAACCTTTGAACACTTCTTTGAAGTCATCATCATACTTTTTTTTTTGTTCCCAACAGGCTTCGATAAAATCGTCATCAAGCTTTTTTAAATCGCCAATCTTACCAGATTTTCCATCGACACCTTTCAACTGTGATGACAGGTTAGAGATTTGATTGCTGGTTCTCACTTTCTCTTTCTCCAGATTTTCAATATGCTTTACGGTTTCATTATCCGTATCTCTCAAAGTGAAAACTCCGGGAATTCCATCGTCCTGATTAAAAGTATCTGCGACGAAGTCCTTGTTGTAAACCAAAGTTTGGAGTGGCGTCCCGTTTACCCAATCGACAGTACATTTAGGGTACGCATGGGGATTTCTTATTACTCTACTGATAGTTGTCTTTCCAGATCCATTTGCTCCATAAAAGAAACTGAATTTTCCCAATCCATCAATTACTTCAGCATCACCCTGGTAGGATGCTTCGTCTTTAATAGTAATCTTCTTGATCATAAAACCCTCCTGCTTTAAGCGGATATATCCCAAAACCTATTGAAGAAAGCCATAAGCTTCTCGATCACGGTCTCACGCTTGAGAGTTCTTTCCCCGGTCTTGGAAAATCTTGTTACCGCAGGCAAAACCGCTGATAGAGCAGTCCCTGTGGTTTGCACATAGCCATCTCGGAAAGCATTGTTAATATACTTGTAGGTTTCGTCTTTATCCAAGCCTTCTTCGCTGATGATCTTATCCAGCTCCTCCCGCTTCTTCTTATCGATGAAACCATGCCAATCTGTATCAACGTCTGTAGCTGGATTCAAGCCGGCGATGAATTGCTGGATCAGGTCTTTTTTGTTGCGCAATTCGATGCTGGAATCTATAGCCTTATTGATGTTGATGATGATCTCCTGATCCTTTTGGTTCCCGTCATGATACTTTTTGATCAGTTCCAGGATGTAATCGATATTGATCTCCACCTGCTTGATCAGTTCCATTTCAAAGACCAGATCATCATTCACGTTTTCGGCATCGCCTTTGTCTTTCTTGCGGAACTCGTTGTAGAGATCGATGTATTTACTATGATAATCCTGCACTTCCCGGTCGGAAAGGATTTCCTTGCCGATGAATTCGTCAAAAGTGCTCAGGATATTGCGAAGCTTGAGGATGGAACCATATAGCCTTATAAACTCTTTTTGCTTGCCTTCTCCGATGATCTGCTGCTCGATGGGGAAAGCTTCCTTTAGATCGGAGATCAATTCCACATAGCCGGGGATCTTCTTCCCCTCGGCAAGATAGCCATCGTAATAATCCTCAAAGGACTTGAGCAGTACTATGCCGCCCGCTTCCCGGTCGCCAAACAGCGCGATGCTTTCATTGGTAGCTCTTTCCAGATTGCGGAAGCAGACGATGTTGCCAAAGGTCTTGATAGTGTTGAGGATTCTGTTTGTGCGGGAAAAAGCTTGTAAAAGCCCATGCAAGCGCAGGTTTTTATCCACCCAAAGTGTATTGAGGGTAGTGGCGTCAAAGCCGGTGAGGAACATATTGACTACGATCAAAAGGTCAAGCTCCCGGTCTTTCACTCTCTGAGACACATCTTTGTAGTAGTTCTGAAACTTGTCGCTTGATGTATCAAAGTTCGTCTTGAACAGCGTGTTATAGTCCCCGATGGCACTATCCAAAAAGTCCCGTGAGCTTTGATCCAGTCTGCTGGTATCCTCAAGGTTTTCGTCGTCCAAGATGCCCTCCGTCTCCGGATCATCTTCGTTTACCGTAAAGCTGTAGATCAGCCCTACCTTCAGCCTTTTATCGCTTGGCAAAGCAGCCATCTGCTTTTGAAACTCCGCGTAATACCTTTTTGCCATATCGATCGAAGCCACCGCAAAGATAGAATTGAAGCCTGCCAATCTTCTATCTTTCAATTGATAATGGCTGTTGCGCTTGGTCTTTTGATCAAAGTGTTCCAGGATATATCGCACGATGTTGGCAATCCGCTCCGGCGCTGCCAGAGCCTTTTCCCGGTCTATATCCCACACCTTTTGATCGGGGATGTCCTCCTGCTCTCTGATGGTGCTGATATAGTCTATCCTAAAGGGCAATACATTGCGATCCGTGATCGCGTCCACGATGGTGTAAGTGTGCAGCTTATCGCCAAAAGCCTGCTCTGTGGTGCGCAGGATGTTTGTCCCGCTGCTACTGGCATTTGCGGCAAAGATCGGGGTTCCGGTGAAGCCAAAGAGATGATAGCGCTTGAAGCTCTTGGTGATGGCGCTGTGCATATCCCCAAATTGTGAGCGGTGACATTCATCAAAGATGATCACTACACGCTGATGATACACCGGGTGCTGCTTATCCTTCTTGATCAGGATCGCCAGCTTTTGGATCGTGGTGATGATGATGCGTGCCCGTGGGTCCTCCAATTGCTGCTTCAGCTTTGCCGTGCTGGTGTTGCTGTTTGCAGCGCCTTTCTCGAACTTGTCGTATTCCCTCATGGTCTGATAGTCCAGGTCTTTACGATCCACCACAAAGAGCACTTTGTCGATATAGGGCAGCTTGCTGGCAATCTGCGCGGTCTTGAATGAGGTGAGCGTCTTCCCGCTTCCGGTGGTGTGCCACACATAGCCCCCGCCCTGGATCTTGCCATAGTGTTTGTAGTTGTTGGCTTGCTCCAGCCTTTGCAGGATGCGTTCTGTGGCTGCTATCTGATAAGGACGCATGGCAAGCAGTTGCTTATCCGAAGTAAAGACGCAGTATTTGGTGATCAGGTTCAAAAGCGTATGCTTGGCAAAGAAGGTCTTGCCAAAATCCATCAAATCCGGAATCGGGCGGTTTCTGGCATCTGCCCACCACGAAGTAAACTCAAAGCTGTTGCTGCTGCGCTTGCCCTTTTTGTGCGAACTCTCACTTTGCTCTTTGATATGACAAAATCTGGTGGTATTGCTGTAATACTTGCTATGAGTGCCATTGGAGATCACAAAGATCTGGATGTATTCAAAGAGACCGCTTCCCGCCCAAAACGATTCACGATTGTAACGATTTATCTGGTTAAAAGCTTCTTTGATCTCCACGCCCCGGCGCTTGAGCTCGATGTGCACCATAGGCAAGCCGTTGATCAGGATCGTGACATCATAACGGTTAGCTCGCCGGCCGTCCTCCACGCTGTATTGATTGAGCACCTGCAAGCGGTTGTTGTGGATATTGGCTTTATCCAGCAGATAGATGTTTTTCACGCTCCCATCATCGCGGCTAAGCAGTTGGATATGATCTTCTTGGATGATTGCCGTCTTTTCCTCAATGCCATTATTGGGATTTGCCAGCTTGGAAGTAAAAAAGCCCTGCCACTCATTATCGCTGAATTGGAAGCTGTTCAAAGCTTCTAACTGAGCGCGTAGATTGGCTATCAACTCCGCTTCGCTGGTGATGGAGATGTATTCATAAGCCTGAGCCTGTAGCAGCCGGATCAGCTCCCGCTCCAGCTCACTTTCGGATTGATAGCCCGCTCCCTCCCGCTGGGGAGGATTGTACTCCGCCACGACAGTGCTTTCAGAGCTTTGCGCTACAAGATCGTATTTCATCTAAGCCTCCGCCCGGTCTGCTATATTCTTGAAGCTTAAGAGCTTCCCGCGATAGTATTCGTATTGCTTGCGTCGGGCTTCGATCTCGGCAGGCAGACCGATGGAGATGTCATTGACCAAGGCATCAAAGCGGTCGAGGATGGAAACGATGCGCTCTTGCTCTGAGAGGGGAGGGATGGGGATTTGTATTCTATCAACATCAGATTTATTGATTGCGGGGATACTACCTCGTGAAACCAAAACATCCATGATGGATTGCTCATTGTTCTTAAGATAGTAGTAAATGAACTTAGTTTGTATTACATCATCTTTAATTGATCTGTAGGGGTAACACAAACCACCAGCCCAGAATTTTGTGGAGATGTAGCTAACGAAACCTGCGTATTCGCCTCTTGCAGCGATAATAAGCGCATCAGCCTCATTGTTATAGGACTCATAGAAGCCATACCACTCTCTTCCAGAGTTAATGACCGGGTAAGCCCCGTCTTCAACAAGCTGCCCCCGCTTAAGTGTTCCCTTCCTAAGCGAAACACAAACTTCCCCAAGCGTCTTCCACCCCACTTCATTCCCACTCATATACCATTTGCCGTCTTTTTCGATGGTTGTAAGCAGTTGATTACGATAGTATTCATACTGCTTTTTACGCGCCTCCAGCTCCGCCTCCAGCTCCGCCTCCAGCTCCGCCTCCAGCTTGGTAAAGTTGTCGAGGATGCGCACAATCTCTTGTTGAATAGGAAGGGGAGGGATGGGGATTTGAATTTTATCAACATCAGATTTATTGATCGCGGGGATACTGCCTCGAGCAACCAAAGTATCCATGATGGACTGCTCATTGTTTTTAAGATAGTAGTAAATGAACTTAGTTTGTATTACATCATCTTTAATTGATCTGTAGGGGTAACACAAACCACCAGCCCAGAATTTTGTGGATATGTAGCTAACGAAACCAGCGTTGCCTCTTGCAGCAATAATAAGCGCATCAGCCTCATTGTTATAGGAATCATAGAAGCCATACCACTCTCTTCCTGAGTTTATGACAGGGTAAGCTCCATCATCAACAAGCTGCCCCCGCTTAAGTGTTCCCTTCCTAAGTGAAACACAAATATCCCCTAATTGTTTCCATTTAACCCCATCCGGGCACAGCTCTTGTATCAATTCATCAATCTTAGACATTCAGCCCCCGCTTCACTCAATACCTTCCAAATCAGCCACGATCTCATCGATAGAAGTCCGCAGATGATTTTGTTTGATCACGATCTCGGCAATGTGGGCATTAAGCTGTTCAATATCTATTTCCTCACTGGTGTCTTCCCTTATCACATAAGAGCTTACAGCTATGTTATAGTCATTCTCGGCGATCTCGCTATTGGGCACCAAGCGGCTAAAATATTCCTCATCTCTACGTTCAATAAAGGCTTTCAGGATGCGCTTACGGTTCTCTTCAGAGAGCTTGTTTTTGTTTCCTCCGCGCACAAACTCGGCTGAGGCATCGATGAAGAGCGTGGAATTGTCCCTTTTGCTCTTTTTCAGCACGATGATGCAGGTGGCGATGGTGGTACCAAAAAAGAGATCAGGCGGAAGCTGGATCACGGTGTCGATATAGTTGTTATCGATCAGATATTTGCGGATCTTCTGCTCTGCCCCTCCGCGATAGAGTACTCCGGGGAATTCAACTATACAGGCAGTTCCGGAAGTGGATAGCCAGGAGAGCATGTGCATGGTAAAAGCCAGGTCTGCCTTGCTCTTGGGTGCCAGCACTCCGGCGGGAGAAAAGCGGGGATCATTGATCAAGAGGGGGTTGGCATCGCCTTCCCACTTGGTGGAATAGGGAGGATTGGAGACGATGGCATCAAAGGGTTCATCATCCCAATGCTTGGGATCAATGAGGGTGTCACCGTGGGCGATGTCGAACTTCTCGTAGTTGATATCGTGGAGAAACATATTGATGCGGCAGAGGTTGTAAGTAGTGATGTTGATTTCCTGGCCAAAGAAGCCTTGTCTCACATTTTCCTTGCCCAGCACTTTGGCAAACTTCAGCAGTAGCGAGCCGGAGCCGCAGGCGGGGTCATAGACCTTGTTTACTTCTTTCTTGCCCACCACAGCCATTTCTGCCAGCAATTCCGAGACTTCCTGGGGGGTAAAGAATTCCCCTCCGGATTTGCCTGCGCTGCTGGCATACATGGTCATCAGATATTCATAGGCATCACCAAAAGCATCGATGCTATTGTCCTGATAGTTTCCCAGGCTCAGTTTATTGATCGCTTCCAGTATCTTTACCAGCTTTTCATTGCGTTTGGCCACCGTGGGGCCCAGCTTGTTGCTGTTTACATCCACGTCGTCAAAGAGCCCTTTGAGGTCGTTTTCACTGTCAAAGCCTTTGGCGGAGTTTTCGATGTTATTAAACACACGGCTCAGGGTTTCATTGAGATCGGCATCGGTTCGGGCTTTTTTGCAGACATTGGCAAAGAGCTCCGAGGGCAGGATGTAAAAACCCTTTTCTTTCACGGTGTCTGCTCTGCCATATTCCGCTTCCGCGTCCGGGAGCCCGGCGAAATCAAAGGTGGCGTTTCCGGCGCGTCGCTCTTCACCATTGATGTATGATGTCAGGTTTTCGGAGATGAATCTGTAAAATAGGATTCCCAACACGTAGGACTTAAAATCCCAGCCGTCCACGCTGCCCCGCAGGTCATTGGCAATCTGCCAAATAGTTCTGTGCAGCTCGTCTCTTTCTTGTTCTTTGCTCATTATGCCTTCCTTTTATCGGTGTATTCAAATGCAACGACTAAGTCCTTTTCAAGGTTATAACCTGCTGCTTGCATTGCTTTTCTTGAGTGTCTTACCATGTCTGATGCGCTCAAATTTGATTCGGTAAAGTAGCCATCATCAAGAGTTAATGGAGTTCTAAACTCCGTTTTATCTTTGGAATGTCGGAATGATCCGGCTAACTGAAAGCCAGGTTTGTGCTTGAGGATATAGTTATAGACAGCTCGTTTTACTTCATGCCAATGGCGAGTTTCTATCTTTTCTTTTCCACATAAGACAATGTGATGTACTTTAGTGAAGCGGTAGTCTTTGAGTGGCTCAGTATGAATCGCAGGATCATCGTCTTCAGTACCATTGCCCAGATTATAGTGTTTTATGCCGGACTGTTTTTTGTCCCATAGACGTTCTATGTCAGCTATATCAATATCCAATCTATGGTTCTTCTTTATAAGCTGCTGTGCAAATAGATAAGGGGAGAGGTCTGTCTTCTCGTGCATATTGATCGCTTCAGCTTTCACACTGCCGATAAGCTTTATACGAACCAGTTCATTGCGCATATCTTCTGCAGTATTGAGTGCTTTTATCCGGTAGTTTTCCTTCTTCAGGATCATCTCAAAGGTTTGCGCTACATCATCTGGGTCATCATCCAAAATGTTAAGCTCGTTGAAGAGTTTGTCTTCAAATTCGCCTCCGGCAGAGGGCAGATAGAATCTCCACTTGATACCATCGGTAAGGATGCTGATAGCGGATTTGTGGTAGGCATTGTAGAGGTGAAGTTGAGTCTCTCCGGCTATGAGGTCAGAATCGAGCTTTCCTGGGGTCTTTACTTCGATAAAGACTTCTGCTCCCTCTGAGGTCTTCTCCGGAATGAACAGTGCTACATCCACGCGACCTGTTACGTCCTTGGTGATATTCTGTTGCGGTAAGCGTTTTACCCTGTATTCTGTATTAAACTCATCAGGATTCCAAACATTCCATCCCAAAGCAAGACACAGCCTTCCCACCAAGGAAAAACGAACATGCTGTTCGTCTTTAAAAGCCCCATCCTTTAGTAATAAACGGATATCTTCAATGATCTGTTTCATTAATGCCTCACAGCCAGATTTGTCTTTTTCACAAGCAAATGCACAGTGGATTTCTGTCAACCCAAAAATCTGTCTCATCCTTGCTCATCCTGATTTGTCAGCATACAGGGTAGTGCTTTCCTGGCTCTGGATCAATGATCACATCTGGAACAAGGAGATAGCATGACCGAAGCATTGATGAACCGAATCAAAGCTCAGTTAGTCAGACATGAGGGTCTGAGACTGAAGCCATATCGCTGCACTGCAGGCAAACTGACTATCGGTATCGGCCGCAATCTCGATGATCGAGGTATCTCTCAGAAAGAGGCTTATGCCATGCTGGAGAGAGATATCCAAGATTGCGAGCAGTGGCTGATCGATGAGATACCTGAGATTTACAATAAACTCGATGAGGTCCGCCAGTCGGTGCTGCTGAACATGTGCTTCAATCTTGGTATCAAGGGTCTTTTAGGTTTCAACAACACCTTGGCTTTTATTAAAGCTGGAGACTGGGAACGAGCCGCCAATGGCATGCTTGCCTCCAAGTGGGCGAAGCAGGTGGGAATGAGAGCGATAGAGCTTTCTGAGCTGATGCGGAAGGGCAAGTGATACCTATCCCGGTCGAAACGGATGCCATGCTCGCCATCCTCAATCTACCCAAGGAGATGGCTAACAATTGCATCTTCAAGGAGCATCAGGGACTGGTTCTGGAGATGATCCACTCACTGGTTCTGCAGGAGCACTATGATCGTGCAACTCACGAAGACTTGCCGGAAGAGGAGCCTCTGCTCGTTTCTTTTCGTTTTGGGTTTTCATTTCTGATGCTACACAGTACTTGTGAGTTTCTCAATTTGAAGACCCTGGGAGAGGGAATAGTCAAGACCGTAGGATTAGACCAGTCTGCCACTGAACTGCTCACAGGGAGCGAAATAGACGCATTCAAAGCCAACCTTGAGCTGAGAGCACTGACCGTTTTGAGTTCCTATCTCAATCAATCTGGTCTGGATCGCTTGAACGAACTTAAGCCCAGACAGCCTCGCCTGATCCGGGTGGGGGTTATCTGAAATGAATAGAACGCAGATGACGCAGATCGAACGGATTGACGCAGAGTTATGTATCTTAATGGCCTTCTACCGGAGTTGCCATGCCTGAGCAGAACTCCTCACTCGATGAGATCATGATAGAAGTTTACCGGGCTATCTATGCTGCCTTAGAGAGCCGACTGCATCTGATCGGGTCTGTGATCGATGCCGAGTCCCGCAAGGAGATACTGGCACAGCAGATCTATGACAAGGGTGACTTCTATGGTAATACAGGCTATCTGCTGCAGACTACCGATACAGCTATGATCCTGAGAGTTGGCTCGAATGTGAGACACGAGCCTTTCGTTTTGGGTGGTAAAGTGCCTTCCTGGACTCCGATCGCTCCACTAATTGCTTGGGTCGAACGCAAGCACCTGTCTTGGACTGATAAAGAGACAGGTAAAGCTCTGACCGTAGCCGAGATCGCCTATCTCATCCGGGGCAAGATCAAGCGGGAAGGCATCGCCGCCCGTAATGTATTCGCTTCTGTCATAGCTAACCGGGAGCAGTGGATCTATCAGCAGTTGAATGATATCGAGGTGAGCCTGTGACCGCTCTTGAGAAGTACCAAGCCGAACGCAGCCGCATCTCTGAAGCTTTGAAACTGGCAGGAGTGGCTGAGATACTCTACAACAAGGACAACATCCCCAAGAACCTGCCTTGTGCTATCCTGATCCTCGATTCCGAGACAGGCAAGCACGGCACTTCCCGGCAGTATGTGGACACCGATATTGCCTGGACTGTGTTCCTGATCGTCAATGCCCAGAACGTATCCGACCCAGACTCAGAGCTATACTCACTCAAGGAGAAGTTCAGGAGTTACTACCAGAAGCTGATGAACCGAGACTTGCCCAGTGTCGAGTATTATACGAGCCGCATTGATGGCACACGCTTGGTACGCATTGCCAAGATCGACTTGCTGAAAAGCGGCACCGGAGCTGGTTCATGAGAGTGATGCGTTTAGGTGCTTATAATCTGGCAATCAGCTCCGCAAGTGATCTTCTGGAGAGTAAGTACAAACCCGAACCCATAGATCTATCCAAGTATCAGCGGATCGGCAAGCAACTGATCTCCAAGGCTGCCGAGACCAAGAAAGTCGTCTCTCAGCCTTACTCGATGAGCAATCTGCTCAATCTCCTGGATACCGATGAGTACCACTCCGGCTGCATCGATGCTCTGACGATGGCTACGATCATGCAGTTCGACTGCAAGAACAGCCAGGTTAAGGCCTGGATGGTTGATGCCGAGTTCCCTGCCTGTGAAGACCAGACGACCATCCTGGCAGAACTGATGAAGTTCTATCTCGCCTGTGGGAATGGCTTTCTGATTAAGATGAGGAATGCTCAAGGTGAGTGGATGGGACTGGAGAGGATGCTGCCCTCTGAAGTGCAGATAGTGGAGAACTATGATGAGTTTGGCTTCTTCAAGCCCAACTACATCCAAGTAAAGAACAACCAGAAGAAGGACTTCGCCTACGAGGATATCATCCACGTGAAGAAGTCCACACATAGGTCAAATGCCTGGGGCCTGGCTTGCCTGCCCATAGCCATTAACATTGAGATCTTGGGTGAGATCAAGACCTTCGATTACAACAACTTCAAGAACGGCCTGATGATCGACTATTTCGTGATCGTGGAAGGTGGAACGCTTAGAGACGGAACCGTAACAGATGAGCAGGGCAATGAAGTGCTGACCGATGCTTATACCGAGATCGAGAAAGCACTAACCGAGGTCAAAGGCAATGCCAAGAGCCACTCCACAGTCCTGATCGAAAGTGAGAGTAGGGATGTGAAGATACGCCTTGAACCACTCAGACAGCAAGACCGGGAAGGCGGCTTCCTTGGGCTCAAGAAAGACCTTAGAGAAGGCATCCTCGCTTATCACCGAGTACCTGCCAGGATAGTGTCACAACTTATCCCTGGGCAGCTTGGTGGCGATAATAGTAGCGATATGCGGATGTTCTACCAGTTCGTGGTCAGACCGCTGCAGAATCGCCTCGCTTTGGCTCTGGCGAACGAGTTCAACTTTGACTTCGGCTGGAACGTAAAGCCGGAAGACTTCAACTTCGGCAACCTAACCGAAGCTCTGCAGACAGCTGATGAGCAACTCTTCATGCAGAATCGGAACTTTGGGTCTTAAGAATATGCACAACTACATAACTGACAAACAGCTAAACAACAATACCAAAGGAGGTAGCGTGAATCGTAAACGCACCATTCTCAAGGGAGAACTCCGCAACGTGGAAGTCGAGTTAGTCTCGCTTCTGTTCGATGAGATGACTCCCGCCAATCAGAAGGGCTTTGTGGTCAAGAATGCCTCAGGCAGAAGCTTTGAACACAAGATCAACTCCACCAAGTTCAAGAGTGAAACGAGTGGCACTCAGGGACGGCTTTACGTCACTCTAATGGAACCCAATATCCACGATTCCCAAGGTGACTATTACACCCGGGAAGAGATTCAGAAGTCCTGTGATCACTTCGCCAAGCACGGCTTAGTCGGCAAGTGCGATGTGAACCACAACATGCAACCCGTACCGGAGTTTACCGTAGTAGAGAACTACATCCTCAAGACAAGTGACAGAGAGCATTTTCCCGATGCTAAAGTTGGCTCTTGGGTGCAAGTCCTCAAGTGTGAAGACCTCACAAGTGATCTCTGGCAGAAGGTCGAGAAAGGCGAGTTCAATGGAGTTTCCATCTATGGACGAGCTGATGACTACCGCAATGCGGAAGCCAGCCTTGCCGAGATCAAGAACGAGCTCAATAGCCTGCGTAAGGTAGCGGAGCATAACAACAACTCCGAGCTGCAGAAGGGCATTACCGCCATCACTGAGAAGATCAGTGAACTGGAGAAGGGTAATCCGAATCTCCAGCTTGGTGATGCCATCCACAGCATTGAGAAGAGCCTCAAAGACCTCTCCGTCACCATGAGCAGAGCCATCTCCAAGTCTATACCCGGAGAGCCGGACAGCAATCAGCAAACCACTGATCGTGAAGTCAGCATCGACGGCAACAAGATCATGGTCAAGGCCAGCCATCGTGAGATCTACAAAGGCATCTCCGACGTGGACTCCGGCAAGGCCATGAACATCCTGACAGCCAACACCACTTCTCTGTTCATCGATGAGGTGATCGGAAGCCAGCCGGGAGATACCCTCTCGGATATCTCAGTATTGCCACTGCTGAAAGACGAGAAGATTGACGTCGGATTGATCGATGACTTGGTCTTCAAGAACTCCCTCGATGGCGCTCTGACCGCTCAAAACGTGAGTACAGCCGATCTATCCGTTCCTACCGGGATACTCAATGCTGAGTTCACCTTAGGTAGGGATGTGGTCGAGTTCTACAAGGACAAGTACGGTGAAGATGCTTTCGGAGCCTATGTGGAGAACCACATCGCCAAGAAGACTGAGAAAGCCATCCGTCTGCTTCTCTTCAAGGGTGATCGGGCCTCTGCCACCGCCAAGATCAAGGCTCTGGATGGAGTGGTCAAACTGGCTACCACAGCCACCGACGTCACCAACCTCTCCAAGACCACCTACACCGATTGGGCGAAACGCTTCGAAGCCGCTCTGCTGGCTTTCTCTGACGAGATGCTGGAAGAGCAGGAGAACTTCAAGTTCTACGTAGCTCACAAGGATCTGATCCGTATCCGGGCCGAACTCGCCAAGCGTGAGACCGGAGCCGGAGATCGTCTGCTGCTTGAAGGCGGCAACGTTTCTTTTGCGGGTATCCCGGTCAAACCCCGTCTCATGGATGCCGATTACATCATCGGCGGTCTGCCCAAGTTCATTATCGTCGGCTATCGCACTGATGCCGAACTCAAAGTCGAACACCACGGAAGCGATTGGAAGTACCACTGGTACATCCGCATTCGGCCCGGCATCACCTACATCTCCGGCTTCGTGAAAGTGTTCAAGTTAACCACCTAAGCAAGAACCAGATAAAGGAGTATCTATGGACTTCATCATCGCCAATCAGGAGTTTTTCCTGGGTCTGATCTCGGCTCTGGTAGTCTGGATCATATCCCGCACTACCGGCACGCTGATCGACAAGGCCAAGGTCAACTCGGCTCTGGCTATCATCCTGGACATCATCCAGGATATCAAGATCAACCCTGCCACCAAGGACCTGGACGACTATGCTAAGAAGCAGTTGGCGGTGGAGCGGGCTACTAAGTCCCTCCCGGCCAAGCAGACCAATGTCATCCTCAAGGTCTTCGGCACCATCGGAGGAGCCATCGAATACGTGTTCCACAACCGCAAATGGCTCTTTAGCATAGGCAAGGCGATCAAAGGGGTGTTCTGATGCCCCAGCCTATTTCGCAGCCTACCTATCCCTCCAACATGACCGAGGGTGACCTGAGCTTCAGCAAGCTCATGGATGTGTTGATTGCCGATTTCGTTTACTTCGGGATCGGCACCTACGACCAATTATCCATAGAGACGCTGTATGCCACTCAAGCCTCGGTCAAGACGGAACTAAGTACCAACTTCGACCTACTTGGTGAACTGGCCGAGAAACCCGGTAAGACGGACTCTAAGCTGACCAAGCTCAAGACCCGCAACTATACCATCCCGGGCAAGCGTACCAACACCATCGAGCTTAACATCTCCGGTCTTTCTACCAAGCAGAAGAACTTCCTGGAGAGCACCCTGTTCATGGGTAAGGAC